GCATCTTAAAGAGGGTAGATATACTCTCAATATGGTTAAAATAGACCGACAAGTTAGAGAAGTCTTAAGCCATATAAAATTAGCAGAGGCTAAAAAAGAGCATCTTGCTAATAAAATTGAAGACGCTGCTCCACAAGTTTCAGTAGCTACTTAATAAAAAGCTACATCGTTGGAAAAAATCCACTCCACATTCAAGGCTCTCTTGCACTCTATTAAAATCTAGTATATAAATTTATCACTATACAATTATTTAAGAACGTAGACGAGTATAGTCGACGGCCTAGAGACTACGTTCGGAAACTAGGAGGATAATACTATGGCATCAACTACATTTTCGGGACCGATTAAAGCGGGAACGATTAAAGAAACAACTGGAACTACTTTAGGTTCCAATATCAAAAACACAGGACAAGTTGTAATGGCTCAAACTTTTGCAGTAAGTTTAG